TATTGCACTAAACTTTTTTTGATCTAAGTAGCGTCTGTTTACAGTATTTGCTATATCTTCGCACACAGGGTCTATATCTACGCTTGTAATGCGTTGTATATTGATGTTAGAGTTAAAGAGTATACTTGCCAGCACTCCGTTCCAACCACCGTATATGACGATATTTAACGGTCTAACGGGTACAAATCCTATTAGGTTCTCAGCTAACCATACTTTGCTATTTACTTGCCCTTTCCAAAAACTTTCAAGGGTACGATGTCTATCGTCACTGTCTCGAATAGCGTCCATCCAAAATAATACGTCTTGTATATTAACTTTCATACTTTACCTTTGGAAGTTTACTATCTGCACTGCTTACACAACTAGGAGTAATGCACTTAGATGGTGCTTTAAACAGCTCAAATCCGCCGTCTAACGTGCCTAAGGGTTCATCGTGGCAGCTATAACTACGTTTTACTTCGTTTTCACGTATAACGCATCCTTGATATCCTGCATTACAAGTCCAGCCTTTGAACTTATTAAATCCAAACGCATTAAAGCGTTCTGCTTGATCTACGTAATATTTTTTACCCTTATCGTCTATAAGTTCTACACCTAATGTAGAAATTATTCCTTTAAATGCTTCTGGAATCGTTTGTGGGAATCCGGTCTGCATTTTTTGGATTTGATCTTGCTGGTATCCGTGGACCACGAAACTGGCGGTAGGATCGGATTGGGGCTTGAGAGTGACGTTAATACCTCTGGCGGCAAATCTTTGTAAGCGTCCGTAAAGCTCTTCGAACATTTCCGGAACCATAACTTGATTGATTGTAACATATACACCTGCTTTCATAAGTTGAAGACATTTATCTCCAAACTCTTGTTCATTTGCAAACTCTGCGTGATAGCTTGCTGTTATACTTCTACGTTGCAAAGTATTTGTTGACTCTATCCATCTGTTCCACCATTTGCTTCCGGGTGACAAGTTAGTTGTCATATGTATACTTTGGTATTCGGGTGTTGCATCACTGCAATAATGATCTATGATCTCCCCAAAGTATTTATATGCTGTCGGCTCACCACCTGAGAAACTAAAATGGAAGTCTGTAAAGCCGTTTGCACGAGCTTGTGCTTTGATACTATCTAATGTTTTAAGATATACTTCTAATTTTTGATGATCAGGTGTACTAGATCTTGCATATGGCCAACAATAGCTACAGTTGTAATTACAAAATCTAGCTAATATCCAAGAAACCGTGAAGAGGTTGGTGTTGAGCAGTGTCTTCTGCCCAAACTCTGTAATATCATTCCACGGTATTTTTTGAAAATCGTTCATATAACCAATCAAAGTCGTTTATTAACTGAAGATCAGCGCCATTAGAAAGCCCATACTCCCGGCCAGCAATAGCACCTTTAATAGCGTACTCGCCGAAGGGACGGTCTTCTCCCACTGTTGTCCAAACTCGTAATCTTTCATTTGTCTCATCCTCGTTCTGTCGTTCTATAGTCTTACTTGCTAACTTGGCACATTCTCTAAATGCACTACGCCAAGTTGAATATTCATCTGTATTAAATGCTGTAATATTTGATACCTCTGGCATTGCGTTAAACTTATCACTAATGCTAGTAGTCATATCTGTTTTTGTAGTGTCCATTTTTAATGTTAGGTTTCTAGGAAATAATTTAATTCCCCCATATCCGTACTCAAGACCGTTTATAGGATTTCTACTTCTCCAAACGTGTACAGCATCTAGTGAGTACTTGTCAACTTCGTAGCTAAAATCAAAGTCGTCAACTATGTGAGCGTCTGCATCAACAATCCAAATCATCTTAGTAAAGCATTTCTTTGCTGCCTTAATGTGTGCTTGATGAATTCCTTTTACTCCGTCCACTCTTTTAGCCGTAGGAAACCTACTTTTTAACAAATTCCAGTTATCTTCAGCGTATGCTTCTTTATAGCTGATAAAAACGATATCATACATTTTATAATTATAACACCTTATACTATTATTGTCAAGCTGGAGTTTGTAAATACGACCAAATTAGAGCAGAATTTCTCTTATTATCTTTTGGACCGCAGTGTTGAAGGTCTCTAGCAGTATTATGGAATAATAATCTATGATCTGTGCTTGCGTGATGTGCTGACTCGTCAAAAAATGAGCCGTAAAACGTTCTAGTATCTTTCCACATATGCTTAATTTGATCTGTTTGCTGCATTGCTTTGATTATACTATGATTAGGGTGTTGCATATAACTTGTATATGCTGGATTTTTATCGTCCCAAGGCCCTATATAACTTACATCTTGCTCTCTATATATACAAAATCTATGGAAATTTGTAAACAGGTTTACTACTGCCCAAGGTTTTGCATATTGTGAGCGAAGTATGTAGTTATTCCACAACGCAACATCAAGCCCTGCACCTGGTGCTCCCATATTAATTACAGGCCGGCCTGATTTTAAATGTAATTGATGTGTGATAGTTTCTTCATCATCAACACCTATGCCTGCTACCATTGAACACCCAAAAACTACAATACTATTTTTCCAATCAACAGTATCAAATTCAGGAGCTCGGTATCCTTGCGAGTTACAAGTATATGTTAATGTTTTATTCCAGTAATGCCAATCAGGTCCTAGTATTGCTTTGTTTTTCTTATACAACGCATAAGTATCGCCCATTACAAAATTATTAGTAATTTTTGAGTTATCTCTATGATCTGGTAGGGTTACCCAACTTAGGTGTTGGAATTTTTTTCTATCAAAATACCAAGGTAAATTTTTAGCTTGTCCCCATTTATAAGTTCCCATTACCCGTACACGCCTTCTATCTTTTTATAAATCTCTTCTGCAAACAAGTCGTGTCCTTTAGCACTAGGATGAGCACAAACTGTTATCCAATCATTAGGCGAGCCTTTTCCGCTGTATTCCCAAAAATGCTGTGGATTTTTTTCTTGCTTAGTACACAACTGAGCAAACGTTAACTGGTCTTGTGGACGAAACATATCTTGCCACGGCCATTGGTCAACAATTTTTGCCATACTATCTGAATATCCTGCATAGTAATTTTTCTTACGGATCAAAGTTTCTTTCATTATATTTTCACCAGATCTAAAATGACGTTGCAATACGTTATTGCCGTTTCTCATTACAATGTCATTCAATCGTTGTACCATATTTTTTTTCGTATAGCCTTCATCAAATGCCGGAGTAATAATTAATTTTGCGTTATGTGCGTTACACCAATTTTTTAATTCAAGGGCAGTTGCAATAGTTTCAAGAACTGCTTGTTTTTCAGTATAGACAGCATCAGCATAAGCGTCCCATAATTGCTTTCGTGGTCCTTGTAAATGATCTTGATTTTTGTGTGGCCATACTGTGGTAAACATATTATGCTCGTCAAATACGTCATTTACAAAATCATATCTTTCCATACCACTAGGTGCCCACACAACTATAATTTCTTTGGCACGTTTTAATTGTAGCTCAGGCCAATAATATAAATTTCTTATCGATGCTCGATTGCCCCTTCCTCGAATGCCAAAATTAATAGGTGTCCAAGAATTGCCATAGTATTTTTTACACAAAACATTTACAAAGGCATTTTTCTGTTCCATTTTATCCCAGACAATATTGCCATCTAAACCTGTGTATAACTCTGAACGAGTTCTTAATAATTTAGATTTTTCTTTAAGTGTTAAATTTGCTGCCATTGGAATGCCAATTTTTTCCATATCCCATTCCATAGTTTCGTATAAGTCTTGGTCAACTGCTCCTTGACCTTCAACAAACGAACATCCAAAACTTATAATAGCTCGCTTAGTACGTTTTAAATCGTTATTAATTTGTTTAATTTGATGATGAAACATTTATCTTCCTATATAGTTTTTTAACGTATCAAATGCAATTGGCACTTCAGTTGAATTACGTTCTAGTATTTCAAAATTATGTTCTAAAATATCTCGCTGTTTACCAAACCAATCTAGTTTTTCTGTGTGCGACATACTTTTAATTTTTTTAATTTCTTTAAGAATAGCATCTAGTCTATCCCACGTTTCTAATTTATCGTATGATTCGTCAATAAATCCATCAAACGTTTTATAACCAATATCTCTTAGATAGCCTAAACTATTTTTATTTCCGTA